GCTTACAGAACAACTTGACGATGGGACACCAAAGTACTACAATAGTAACATCCTCTCAAGATACTTCAGAAAAGATTATTATGACTACGGAGATGACAACGGATGATATGGTTGCCCATATTAGAGAATGGTCTATTAGTAAAGTGGAATCAGTAGAATCAATTGGTGCTAAAGATGCAATCTATAAAGAGTTTGAGGAATGGATTGAGGTAGATGAGGAAGATGAGGATTTAGAATTATTATTATTGGAACCTATCACAGAAGTACTAGATGAATTAGATGAAGATAAATGAAGATTGCGGTTGTTGGTGCTGGATTAGGTGGATGTATAACTGCAATGTATTATGGATCATTTAGTTTAATTGATCCAACTGTTGAGGTAACAATATATCATGACCCTGATGTTCCTATAGAAAGAGTTGGTCAAGGAACCACTCCTGATGTTTTGGGTTTGATATATGTTGCTCTGAATAATGGATGGTATGGTGATAATAAAATTAAAGCAACTCAAAAGTTAGGTATACTTTATAAAGATTGGGCAAAGGAAGATATCTTTCATCCCTTTACACCTAATATATTGTCTGCTCATTATGTTCCTGGTTTATTAAAGGAAGAAGTTCTTAAGACATATAATGTAGTAGAGAAGAATATTAAAGACCCTGAAAAAGAAATAGATGCTGATTATATTTTTGATTGTAGAGGTAGACCAAAGAGTTTAGATGATTATTATGAACTAACTAACCCAATAAACTCTGTACTTCTAGCAACAGGTTCTAAAGATTCGTCTAGGAATTATACTGAGACGGTAGCAACACCTGATGGATGGACTTTTGTTGTTCCTAATCAGGATAGTACATCCTATGGTTATCTTTATAATAATAAAATAACATCTAAGGAAGAAGCAACTTATAATATGATGGAATTATTTGATGTGGAACCTGATGGCGAGTTTAGTTTTAATAATTACATTGCTAAGAGTGTATGGAAAGGTGAAAGAACTATTCTTAATGGTAATATGTTAGCTTTCTTGGAACCATTAGAGGCTACTTCTGGACATTTATATATGGAGACTGCATCAACTGTTTGGAAAAATATTATACATAAAAGTTTGACAAGAGATGAGGTTGATAAAAAGGTTCATGAACTGATGTGGAAGATAGAAACTTTTGTTCTATGGCATTATCAAAATGGGTCAAAGTATGATACTCCTTTCTGGGAATATGCTAAGTCTTTACCATTTAATCCACCTAAAGAATTTGCTGAGATTGTAGATACCGTAAATAAGAAAACTAGGAATGAAGTAATACAAAACACAGATTACTATGCTATATGGCAACCTTATAGTTTTAAAAATTGGTCAGAGGGTTCTTGGTATAGATGACTTACGTTAAGAAGATGACACTGTTTGAGGTTCCACCTTTGATGGTGTTTGAGTATGGCGGTGATATGAATAAACTTTTAGATTATACTTCTAATATTGAGTATGAGCAAACTCCTGGTAATTTAAAATCTATAGATCATTATATTTTAGATCGTAATGAATTAAGTGATCTCAAAAAGTTTTGTTTAAAATCTGTTGCAGAATATCTTGATGAGGTATGTGGGTTTAATGATGAAGTAGAAATCCAACAATCTTGGATAAATTTAAATGGATCAGGTCAACAACATCCAGAACATTTTCATCCCAATAGTATTATTAGTGGTGTGTTTTTTCTTGAATCTGATAAAAGTAAAAATTCTCCATTAGTTTTTAAATCTGAATTGCATAAGAGTAATTTTTCTGTAGTACTACCCACAAAAGATTCTCATACTTTTCGTCCATGTATTGCTGCTTCAGTAATGTTTCCTTCTATACCTGGAACATTATTATTATTCTCTAGTACAATAACCCATCAGGTTCCCGTTAATAAATCTACTACACCTAGAGTTAGTTTATCCTTTAATACATATCCCAAGTTACCTTTTGGGGATAAAAGAGGACTGTCATACGTTAGGGGTTGACAAGAGTTGACAGGAGTGGTATATTATATTTGTTGAGGCGACGGTCTTAACGGGGAGTGACTGAATAATCTTTCTGGCATATAGCTGGATAAGGTGATGAGACACAGGTGGTGCTGCTATCGGTAACGGTAGAATCGACTTACCAGTCGGGTCTCAGGCAAGGACGTAAAATTTACTATCTGTAGTAATGCCCGTTCTTTGTTGGTAATACAGAATTCCAACCTCCCACCCCAATATTTTTTAACTATATAAAAGACCGAGATAAAATACTAATGAAAATTTTTCTGGACACTGCTGATACATCTGTTATAAGAAAGCATTTTGCCACTGGGTTAATAGATGGTGTTACTACCAATCCAACGTTGATTAGAAAGAGTGGTAGAGATCCTGAAGAAGTTTATACAGAACTTGCTGATGATATAGGTGTTAGAGATATCAGCATGGAAGTTGTTGGTGATAGTGCTACGATGACGGCAGAAGGTAAAAGACTTTCTGAAAAGTTTGAGGAAGTGTGTACTGTTAAAGTTCCTTGTACTCCAGATGGTCTTCTCACTTGTGCTCATTTATCAAGAGATAATATTAGAGTTAATGTTACGTTGATTTTTGATGCAGCACAAGCAATCCTTGCTGCTAAAGCAGGTGCAGCATATGTATCTCCATTCGTAGGAAGACTTGATGATAATTCTGTGAATGGATTGGAATTGATTAAAGATATTTCTGAAATTTATCAAGCACATTGGATCAAAACTGGTATTCTTTCTGCATCTATTCGTGGTGTAAAAGCAGTATCTGAATCTTTTGCTAAAGGTGCTCAGATAGTTACAATTCCTCCATCAGTATTTGAGAAGATGTATAACCATGTCCTCACTGATAAAGGATTAGCATTATTTGATCAAGATTATAAACAGACATTAGAAGCACTTAAGGTATAATGTTATTAGTTACAGGTGGTGCTGGTTTTATTGGCAGCAATTTTCTTCATTATTTACTTACTGTAACTGATGAAGAAATTGTTGTAGTTGATAGTATTACTTATGCTGCTAATAAAGAATATGTTCCTAGTCAGTGTACTTTAGTAGAGTGTGATATTGGTGATAAGGAACATGTAGATGAGGTCTTTGCTAAGTATAAACCTAGAAAGGTTTTTAATTTTGCTGCAGAGAGTCATGTAGATAACTCAATTAAGAATGTAGATCCTTTTATCAGGACTAATATTATTGGAACTTGTAATCTTCTAAGAGCAAGTGTTGATAATGATGTTAATAAATTTCATCATGTATCTACTGATGAGGTCTATGGTTCTTTAGAGTATGATGATACTAAGTTATTTACTGAGGAGACTCCATACGATCCACGTAATCCATATTCAGCATCTAAGGCAGGTGCGGAACATATGGTAAGGACATGGAATAATACATATGGTATTCCCTATCTTATTACTAGTGCTGCAAATAATTATGGTCCACGTCAACATCCTGAAAAGTTAATTCCTAAAGTTATTGATAATGCATTAAATGGTAGAGTAACTAATATGCATGGAGGAGGACATCAAATTAGGGATTGGATTTATGCAGAAGATCATTGTCGTGCTATATGGACACTTGATGAACAGAATATCCTAAATGATAAGTATAATATATCTGCAGGGCATGAACTTCCTAATATAGAAGTAACTAAAAAGATTTTAGATATTCTTGATAAACCATATAGTTTAATAGGAAAATCTAATGAACGTCCAGGACTAGATCAAAGATATGCAACAGATTATTCTAAGTTAAGAAAGAAAACAGGATGGATTCCTAAAGCAAAATTTGACGAGGCACTTAAAGATACTGTAGAATGGTATCTTAATCAGCCATCTTAGCTCAGTGGTAGAGCAATGCATTAGTAACGCATAGGTCATTGGTTCAAGTCCAATAGGTGGCATGAATAAATAAAACACATAGTAGAGAAATGATAGTAGTAAGGTGCAAGGACTGTAACACAGAAGTTGTGGACGGTAAATCATGTGGATGCCCTAACATGGTTACTGTTAAGGGGGATGTAGTATCTGCAGTTGACCTAACTAGAACTATAATGGTAAGATCTAATAAGGTAGAAGAAAAAGCCGCACTTACAGCAGAGGATCTTGCCTATCAAGAACAAAGACGAAAGAGAAAGGTGCGGAAATTAAACTTCGAGGTTCGATGACTCCAGACAGGCATGACATTCCTATAATAGGGGATTTCTACACCAAAGCAGAAGTTGATGCAATGGTGGCAGAGGCTGTAGAAGAAGCACG